GGACATTGCCTACCGGCGCTGGCTCCGCAGAAGAGGATTCACCGAGGAACTCGGTCGCATCGAGAAGTTCGCCAACAACCGCAAAGAGAACAAGAAGGCCAAGAAATGAAGCTCGCTGTTTGGGTAGAGGCTCCAGACGGACTGATGGTCGAAGCCGGTGTCGCCGACGTTGAAGGCGAAGACCAGTCGCAGGACCATCACCAGTTCGTGGCCGACGACGTGAGCAAGAACATGAACAACGTGTACGTCCAACTCTGGTACGGACTGGAGTGCGTGGCGTCGTCCGGTGCAATCAAGGTTCACTGACACAGCACTACCACATGGCTACCACCATCGACCGAGCGAAGGCTTGGCTGTCGCATGTCCCACCATCCATCTCCGGGTCCGGCGGGCACAACTCCGCGTTCATCGCGGTCACCGGCCTCCTCAACGGGTTCTGCCTAGACGAGTCCACTACCATGGATCTCCTGCGCGATTGGAACCGCTCCTGCCAACCGCCGTGGAGCGACCGAGAACTCTACCACAAGATCAAGTCCTCCCTCTCCACTCCACACTCCAAACCCAGAGGCTTCCTGCTGAACGCTTCCACGGCTCCCGCCCAGGTCGACATCACACGGGTGCGCTTCAACAGACCACCGGAGCCGGAACCACTCCCCATCGAACACTCCGATACCGCTCCACACATTGAGTTCGGAGAGTTCCTCCGCGCTGCCTTCGCCGAGGGCGAGATCATCTCCATCTGCAACGACCTCACACCCGAAGGTAAACCCAACTCCACAGGGTCCTTCATGACCCGCGAAGCATGGCTAGACCGCTTCGCCAACGAAGGCTCAACCCTGTTGGCCAACGACAGCCACGGCGTGTTCGTCCGCATCAATCCGTTCCAACCAAATGAGTTCTCCGGTGCCGACAAGTCCGTCTCCATCTACCGCCATGTCCTCGTCGAGATGGACGACATGCCCAAGGACAAACAGAACGCCATCCTGCGCCAGTCCGGCCTACCCATCTCCGTACTCATCGATTCCGGTGGCAAGTCCATCCACGCATGGGTCCGCGTAGACGCAGCCGACCGCACCCAATGGGACGAACGCCGCGACATCGTCTACAACCACTTGGCAGGCCAAGGAATCGACCCCAAGAACAAGAACCCATCCCGCTACTCGAGACTCCCCGGTGCCCACCGCGCCGGCACCCGGCAACGTCTCCTCGCCACCAAACTCGGCAGCGACACCTTCGAGAACTGGATCATCGAACGCGAGCAGTCCGAGGACGAGGCCACCGTCATCACCATCCGGGACCTGATGACGTTCGTCCCAGCCAACGACCCCGACAATCTCGTCGGTAACCGCTGGCTCACCCGCGGGTCATCCATCGTCCTGTCCGGCGGCTCAGGCATCGGCAAGTCCAGCCTGATCATGCAGCTCATCATCCTGTGGTCCGCTGGCCAACCGTTCTTCGGCATCGCACCGGTGCGCCCACTCCGCATCGGAGTCATCCAAGCAGAGAACGACACCGGAGACTTGGCAGAAGCCTTCCAGGGCGTCGTCAACGGCATCAAAATACCCGCCGACAAGAGCGACTTGGTCAAAGCCAACCTGCACTTCCGCACCGAGACCGTCCGCACCGGACCAGCGTTCCTCGACTACGCCCGCCGATTCGTCACCAAGTCAAAGCTCGACCTCATCATCTGCGACCCACTGTTGTCGTACTTCGGAGGCGACCTATCCAACCAAGAATCTGTGTCGCGTTTCCTACGCAACCAACTCCAGCCGATACTCAAAGAAACCAAGGTCTGCTGGATGTGGATCCACCACATTGCCAAACCAGCGAAGGACCGCGACGGCGAGCCACCGTCCATGATGGAGTTGGCCTACGCTGGCTTCGGATCAAGCGAGCTAACCAACTGGGCGCGTGAGATCGCAGTCATCCAAGAGGTGGGCCACCAAACCCCACGCAAGTTCAGGCTCAACTTCTGCAAGCGTGGCGGACGACTCGAGCGGAACGTGATCCCGCTCTCACACGGCGAACGAGGTTCCATCGTGTGGACCGAGTGGAACCCCATGGCAATCACTGGCTCTGCGCTGAAACAGGAACCTCCACAGCCGCGTAGAGATCGAGCAAGGGCACAGAGACACCCTTAGACAGGTGCTGGATCTGCGCCTCGGACTCCCCGACGCGCCCGTAGACTGTCGTCAGGTCATCGTCAATCGACTTCACCTTGTCCGCCAACGCGGACAGGGTTTTCTGCATTTCTGCCAGCGCAGCCTCCAGCTTCACCAATCCATCCAACTGCTTCCGCACGGCATCGAGGTCATTCCGCAGGCCATCCAACTCTTCGTAGAGTGCGTCTTCCAGCTTCTCCAGATCCTTCGACGTTTTGCGGGCAACCGTGTCCGCCTTCAACGCAGCCTTTCCAGAGTCGGCCAGCCTGCGGGCAATCATCCGGCTCTGATCCGTTTCGCTGGAGGGCATCCAAGCCGCCCCGTGCCACTGCCCCTGGTTGCGATCAAACACCAACACCCTGCTGTTGCACTGGCGCATCGAGTCAAACGCCCGCCGCGCCTCAAGCAGGTCACAGCCCAGCACCTGCGCTATGTGGGCCAACACCTGCGACGACTCCATTGTGCGGTCGTGCGACAAGGGTTCCATGTTCTCGAACAACCCACGCAGGGTCCGAGCAATTCCACCGATTCTGCGATACGACATAGTTCCTTTCATCCTCGTTCCGTGTAGCACGAGGTAGCTTTTGTGAAGACCCACAATGTAGCACGAGGTAGCAAAGGTAAAGACTTTAAAATAGCACGCGAGAAGACTCACCCTACATTCTGCATGATACCTATGGAAAAGATGGCTGCCCTCTCTAAATAAGAGGGAAGTGGCGCTTCACTTCGTTACGCTCCGCTTCGCTCCCGCTCGCTTGGGGGGCAACTTACGGCCCCCCTCGCGGGAGCCGAAGCGGCACCACCCTTGTTGGTTGTGTGAAGTAGTCCACTTGGTACCGTAGGCAGGAAACACGGCAGTACGGCAACGAGGCGACCTGGGTCAGCGAGGCTTGTGGTCGCCCCCAGCCAGCAAGCTCAACACTGGCCCACCCAGAGGAATGGACGGCAGATGGATTCGGTGGGTCTGGTTCGGCAGCGGATGGGGGGGGGTTCAGATGGCAGAGAGGCAAGCGCAGGATTGGCCCACCCTTGGCCCACCACCAGCACCACAACCACACACCACAACCGCACCACACAAATGCCCCACTTGGGGTATCGACCAACCCAACCGCACCATGCCATCCTCATCCCCGGTCACTCGCTCTCAACATGGTGCCCAAGGGAGATCCTCGGGACAGGGGTTTTCGGACAGTGTTTCACCCATAGGAAACAAGCGAGCGCGAGTGACCACTCCCTCCCAACCGCACCACAAACCCACCCACCCTACCCAATTTGAAATTCAAATACCCGAATTTCGGTAGTTCAACAGTACCGCACCACAAGGGTACCTACTGGGGGATCGTGGACACGGGGGCCAGCGCCTAGCCAGCGCCCCGCCGCCAGCGTTCAGTTTGTACTGAACGTTCTGTACGTTCTGAAATGACTGTACGTTCTGACATTTCTGTAACGACAGAAATCACAGAAACTGGAATGGGGCGGGTGGTACCGGGGGCGTGATCCCGAAAGCCGTTTCGGGATGAGGCGCGGGGGGGCGGGGAGGGGGGGAGGCGGGTGCCGGCGGGGGGCGATGCCTGGGTGCGAGGGGCGCAGGGGCGAGGAGCGAGGAGCGCGGCCTTCACCTGGTCAACGGGGAGTACCGGCAGGGGGCGCCGGACGCGTGCCTGGAATCAGAACGCGGGGGGAGTAGGCACGAAAAAGCCCCCCAACCTTTCGGCAGGGGGGCGAGGGTCAAGGGGGGGGATTAAACCGCGTCAGCCAACATCGCCAGCCCCATGATTGCCCACAGGGCTACCAGTAGGGCAAGGCGCAGGGCGATCGACGCTATTGCGCGACGCATAGGCGCAAGGCGTGGGCAGTGGCGAGCACGCGCTTGGCTCGCTCGACTACCTGCTTGGTATCGTCGTCGCGGACCTCGCCTATGTCCGCATGCTCAAGCATCGCACCGAGGGACTCGCAGAGGGACATGATGGCCGAATCTACCTCCGCGGGGACATGGTGAATTTTCATCGGATACCCCCCGTGAGGACATGGGCAAATCTACCGTCCGGCAGTGTGCCCGTCGAAAATTCCCCCCAATGGTGGACCTTCGATTCCCCCCCGTACTTCGCGGAATCCTCCTGGGCAAACTTGGCCAGCAACCGGGCCGCCGCGGCGCGATGGTTTTCCTCGATTCCCATCCCGTAATCCCATTGCACGGTCAGACTCCCACGCTCACAGGACGCTTTAATTCGACTTCCCAACGTATTTGTTGGGCCGAAATATCTAGTTTCGATGGCTTGCATTTTGGCTCAAAAAAACCCCATCCCTCGCGAGATGGGGCGGGTTCAGGTTCCCAACCCAAACGCTCCGGCCACCGCGCAATTTTCACGCGGACGCACAACGATGGCGCCGAGGACCTGCCCCTTGTACCTGCCCTGGGTTTCAATCGGTATTTCAAGATTCACGAGATCTCCGGCGCCGATTGCCTCCGCGACGCGGGAAAGGAACTCCGGGTTGATTCCAACACGCAGGATTTCAGTGCGGTCCTTTTCGGGGGACGGGATGACGTTTCGCCAGTTGGGGAATTTACCCATATCCAACGGCCGCTTCCACTGGTAGTCACCTACTGAAACCGCGCTCTCCCCGACAGCCAACGTATTTAGCGTGAGCTTCCCCCAGACTTTCCGCGCAGTTTTGAGACTCTCCGCAGGGACATGGCCAGCAACGTCGTTCGCGTCTACGTCAACAGGGACTACCGCCATGCATTTCCCATCCGTTGCAATCATGCGGCCTTCGCCATCCTGAATGTCGAGATAGGGTTGGGTGAGCACGTGCCGGGTTTCGTCCGTAGACACGCACCGTTCGATCTTGGCTAGTTTGTGAATTTGCATTGTGTGTTTCTGTTAGTGTTTCCGGAGCCGTAGAAGCTCCCTTTCCCCTCCTGCCGGAGCAAGGGGGGAATAGGAACCGCTACAACAGCATCATGCCGATCACGATTACGGCTATTGAGGCCATGACGACTAGGCCTCCGAGGATTTCGAGGAGCATTTCGCGTTTATTCATTTTCATGGGGGTTGGCAACGGTTGAGTTTTCCCAGTCGATTTTATAGCCCTTTATTTCAGCGGAACTGACCAATTGCTGCAGAGCAACAGGGTTGCAGTACCGGCTGCGTTTCGCGATTACGTTTCCACTGGAATCCAGCGCGACAATCTCGCGCCTGGAATTGGTTTCAATGGTTGCAGTCATGGTTGTTTTGGTTGGGGGTTGGGGGTTGGGGGTTGGGGGTGTTAGTTCGTTATTTCTGCGATGAATTTAGGGAGGTGCGCAACGGTAGTCAGCACGTCCTCGCCGTTGCCGCTCAGCCAAACGTTTTTACGGTCCTCACCCGTCACGCGGTATCCAATCTGGGAGAGGGAACGAATCTGGTCAGGGGTGATAGCTGACAGGGTCAACCTCTCCGGCGCGTAGCGGGCACCGTTTGAAAGCGTGCAACCATGCAGGTCACAAGAGACGACGGTCTCGCGATCAGCAATGGGGGTGACTACTGCGTCGCCGGGGGCGAATCGGATAACTCCGTTTCGGATGTTGTAGGTGGTCATGGTGGTAGGGGGTTGGGGGTTGGGGGTTAGTAGGTCAAACCGCGGGATGTGAACCACTGGCAAATCTCCTCAGGTTCGGAGTAACAGCAATTTGAACGGATTGAATCCAGCGCCAACTGGCACCATTCCGCGTGCTGGGGATTGGATGCAATGGACGCATCCCAACCGACAGTGTCATCCGCGTTCTGGATGCCAGCATAAACCGCTGAAAACGGCGTGCGTTCCTTACGGCTGTCCATGGTCGGATCCGCTTCGCTCCTGAGGAAGTTCAGGAAGGACACTGCTTCTTTTTCGTTGGGAATTTTCATTTGCTGTTTTCTTTTTGTTGAACCGAACCGACCGACCGAGTCGACAGGATGCGACAGAAGACGACAAGGGACAACAAAAGATTTTAGGATGGGGGTTGTCCTAGTTCACAAGCGGTTGGGATTGTTGGGGTAATATGCGAAAGAAAGTTTTGGCGAAGGCTGGGAAGGAGACGCTGGAAGGGGGAAACGAGGGGGGGAAGTTGGTGGCTAGCGGTGGGGATGGGAAGGCTTGTGACAAGGTTAAGGGGAAGGCTGGTAACGAAATCGAATCCCGGTTCGGAAGGGTCCCTAAATCACTATCGGAGGACATGCGAAAAAAAGCATGTCACGCAGCTAAGTTGGGTATCCCCGAAGAACGCATCGCCATCCTGTGCGGATTCCATGGCAATGCCGGAGGCTGGCAGAGGCTGTTGCAGCGCAATCCGTCGTTCGCAGCCGAACTGCAACGGATCCGGGTTGAGGGTGAGGTTGGGCTAATCGATACGGTTGGGCAGGCCTCAGATGGTTGGCAAGGGTCCGCCTGGATCCTTGAACGCACCCGAGGTTACACCGTCAAAGCGCAACTCGAGCACTCCGGCCCCGGCGGAAAGTCGTTGACCATTGCACACCAGGTACTTGCGGTGGTAAACCCCGCAGAGAGGGCTTGAACAATAATGATTATATTCAGTTCCAGTACAAACGCCCCTCCTTCATTTGCAACAGGTTACGCAAAACGGGATTACAAGCGGGGGGAGTTTGTAGGGGCTAGCTTGTAGTGGTGAGGCTAGTGGGGCAGGCGCCACGCGGTCGCCCAGGGGGATCCTGCCGAAAGACCACGGGGGAGGGGGGGACCCCCACGGGGGGGGTGGGTTGTACCTGTACCCCCCCTCTTCCATCGCCCCTCGATTTCCACTTGTCCTTGTGGCCTACCCTTGTACCGTTCGCTCTTCATGAGTTACGAGATCAAGACTGGTGTTGTGATGCCGAAGCGTCGTCGTGTTGTGGTGTCCGAGAACTTGGAGTTGTTGAGGAGGATGGTGGTGGGGGATATGTTTGAGTGGACGGGTAAGAATCCGACTGGTTGGTATGCGACTGCGCGGAAGGCCGGTGTGAGTGTGTCGATTCGTGTGGTGGGTGATGGAGTGGTGGAGGGTGAGCGTGTGTGGGGGGTGTGGCGTGTTGCTGGTGCTGAGTAGGGTGGTGATGGTATTGAGATTGGCCCACTGTGGCACTTTGTGCTGCGGTGGGCTTTTGTTTTGAGAATGCTCTGAATGGGGGATGGTGTGGGTGGGAGTGG